GTTATCTTCTGCACCCCAAACATTTACTGATGATGCGGATGGATATATTTGCGGTATAATCGCCTTATAATCTCTAATAGTAACTGCACGACCTTGTCCTTCAAAATTTCTTGGTGCATTAAATTTTATTGAAGAAATATCTTCTCTGTTTGCCCCACCATTTGCAACACCTGTTACAGACAAATTACTTACTCTAAACAAATCTCTATCTGCATTTGCTCCAATAGTAAATTGTGCAATCCCATTTGCTTCCGGGCCTGTTGTAACTAAATATTTTACAATTAAGACATTTCCTGATAACAATTCACTCCCCAAGACACCATCACCAAAAAATAATTCCCAACCATTTTTTGATTCTTGTATAAAATATACTTCGTCTGTACTTTGTAGTCTTAAATTATCTGTAGATTTTTTATATTCTATTAATGCATCATCTTCGGCATCGGGTTGTACAAATACTTTTAACGTGTCAATATCTGCCATTTCGTTAGACAGATAGAATCTTTGGTTTGGATTTGTGTTATCTACTACAAATTCTTCTTGTACTTCGATGCCTTGGATTAATTCTAGATCGTCAATTTTATATACATTTGTGTAAGTACCATTATCGTTTTGAATGGAAGTACTCTTTTCAACAATTCTAGTGATTGTTGGTACAAAACTATAGGATTTTCCGTTATAGTTTGTTGTAAACTGAAGTCCACGATTGATTTTAATTGTATCATATACATCTGCCGATGCATAAGAATTTTGATCTAAAAGTTCTAAACTAACCTGTGCCTTGGCTGCCTTTGCACTTCTTGGTGTATAGTTTAAAAGTTTTGCCTTTGATACAACATTTTCTCTAATTCTTGCAGTATCCAAGAACATTTCATTTGTCAACATATTCATATAGAAAGAATTATGATGTGTGTTTACTGCGAGAATATCGATAAGTGTATTAAGTCCAGATGCCTCAAAATCGTAATCTTTGAAGGTTTCATCTTTTTTCATATATGAGATAATATTAGATTTAATATTTTTTAAATCTAATTCTGTAATTTCTATAGTCTTTGCCATTTATCGAACTCTCTCTATTGCAAATTGGGTTGTGATTTCCCCGTCCATTGCCGGTAGTGTATATACAATTGTAATAATAATATTATTTTCATCATTAAAATCGGATTCAACATTCACATCCAAAACAATAATTCGTGTTTCACTGGATTTTAGTATATCTTCAATATCCTTACCCATATTTATCAAACTTATTGGGTCTGCTGGCTCAAATAAAGATTTGTAGAGATTTCCACCAAAGTTTGGTTTAAATGGTCTATCAAAAAAATTTGTTAATAGATTATTCTTCAAAGATTGATTAATTGCCGAAATATCTTTTTTTACTGTAATATCCTTAGTAACAGGATTCAGTTGCATTTTTAAATCAATATCAACAAATTGATTTTTTTTGGAATCTAATATTCCTAATCTATCTTCTTTTACATCCTCAAAACTGGTTGTTACAACTTCTGCCATTTTCTACCCCTATGGATTTAAATCTATTTTGGGTGCTTTTATTGTAGTGTTACCCCCACTTTTAGTATCGATAGTACTTCCTGCACCTATTAATGCAGTACCACCAACAACAACTTGCCAATAACCATCCACTACAATATTTAAATTTCCCTTTACGTGTATATTTTTGTCACCATGTACAATATCGAAATTACTACCAATAGTTCTTTCTACAATATCGCCGTTTGGATGATATTCTTCAAACGAACCACTTCTATGATATGTGTGCAATCTTTCTGCGCCGGGCGTATCATCCATTTCAATCAAATGTCCTGAACGAGAATATGTTGCAGTATTATATGGATACTGTGGCGCAGCTGGTGATTCTGGTTCTCCAAATAAATCATTTGATGTAACTGGAGTTTTATTCTCTACTGGTTCTGTTGTATCTAATTCTTGTTGAGTTGAATGTTGTGGTAAATCCGACAACTGGGCCCTAGACTGTCCAGTAGAACCTGATGTGCCACTACGAGAACTACCAGATGATGCAGCTTGACTAGTTGTGGTTGTAGATGCACGATTTCTTTCACTTGCGGTTTCTCTCTGTACTAATTGATCCGTTGATGTTTCTGGAGATAATGCAGCTGGTGGTACATTACCATCTGTACCACCAGAATTAAACATTGCAACTTCTTGTTGTCTACGTCTTGCAAGGCCAGGCAATACTTTACCAGATGCTTTATTGTATTGCAACATTTTATTTGCAATAGTCGCATTGTCTCGCGTACCATTTGCAGTCAATGTATCTATACTGCCGGGCCCAAGGTTGTATGCAAAAGAAGTAAGTGCATCTACTTGTCTATCATTCCAATCATATCCATATTTATTTTTTCTTGCGATAACTCCAGCACGAAATTTTGCAATATTTACTTCTAGTCTACGGGTTGCTTCGGCTTCATCGATAACTTCGCCTTTGAAGTTTGCCTTAGTGCCATACCCAATAGATTCTTGTTTATGATCCCAGAATGACTTTGCAGAAAATCCTTCTTGTTGTTTCAAAAAGTCAGTTAACTCTGCACTTCCTGCATTAGATAGTTGTTCTGGTGTTGCGGTTGTATCACCTTGTGCATATCCCGCTGTACCTTCTGAAACAGAATCTGGGGATGCTGCACCACTAAGTACTTTAAGTGCGCCAGGCACCTGTGAACCCCTTCCAGAACGGTTTCCGTCTGGTGAAACTTGTTTGCCTGGAACTGTACCCCAAATAATTGGGTCTTGTGCATATTCTCCATCTCTAAAAAATCCTAAACACCAAGAACCTTCAATTACACCAGTTGGTGAAATTCCAATACCCCCAGCAGACGCACTATTCATTGGCATTATTGGACTTGCCCATGGTAATTCTTCTGTTTGCACGAATTCTTCGTGATATCCAATAATACGAATTCTCACACGGCCCAATTTTTCTGGGTCGTTAACGTCCTCCACAACGCCAGTCCACCACACAAAATTGTCTTTGCCAGCAAAATTTAACATTTAAACTCCATAGTTTATATTATTTATATCATGGATTTTGATGTATAGTTGGTGCAAGTATAGTTACTGTACTACCACCTAATACTTCAAATGTTCCTGATATACTATATTCTATCTTATCCCCAACTTTAATATTGAGATTTCCCTCGACAATATAATTGCAATTACCACCTACATGCATATCATAATCTCCATGCACGACTTCAAAACTACTACCAACTGTTCTTTGTGTAACATCACCATTAGGTTGATACTCTTGTGACGAACCACTTCTATGGTAATTATGAATTCTTTCTGATCCTGCACTATCGTCAATTTCTTTGATGTGTCCAGACCTAGATGATTCAACCATATTTGATGGATATACTATTCCAATATCACTTTTTGGTTCATTACCTAGAGTACTATTCTTTTTTGTTTCGTGTATAGTTTCATCCAATTTATTAGTTGTTGCAAGTCTATTTAAATCAGATTCTTCAACAGTACTACCACCATAAAGAGAACCTTTTTCAGATGGATATATAGTGTCTGGGTCTTGAAATCCAACAGTTGCATCACTGTTAGACTTTTGTGGTTTGCCAGGCACAGTACCCCAAATCAAAGGTTCTTGAGCATATTCACCATCTCTGAAAAATCCTATAACCCATGAACCATTCGTAACACCAGTAGGAGATGTACCAATTCCATTCAAAGATGCACTGGTAACTGGCATAAGTGGACTTGCCCACGGTAACTTGTCTGTAGGTAACAGTCCAGTATCTTCATTATGAATACCAAATATTCTAACCCTTACTCTACCAAGGCCTTCTGGGTCAAAAATATCTTCAACCACACCTTGAAACCATACGAAATCATAAAGATTCATTCATCACCTATTTTGTTGGTTGTGGTTGCGGTAATGGTTTATCTGTGGAATCTCTTACACATTCCATATCTATGTAATACGCTTCTTGTTCAAATCTATGCTTGACTGCAGATACTAACCAATTCCCAGATAAATAATTGTTTACCGCACCATCACCTAGTGGACTAAATACAGGAAAAGTTAAATTTACCGTATCACCAGAACCCAATTCGGTATCTCCAAATACAGTCAAATCCATCTTTAAATTATTAAATAACTGTAATTGCGCCCTACGTTTTAAATTAGTTTCTTTGTTGTTATATGTCAAAAATGGATTTTCTGGTAATACATATAAATTTGCAGGGTTGTATTGTGTACCTTGACCACTGATATCAAATAATGGATTATTTGTTAAATGTGGAACATTTTGATACTCATCCCAAAAACTGTAAGAAATGTCTTTAAAACTTCTTGTAATAAGGTCTACAGTGATTGCTCTACTATTATACATACCTGATAAAATGTTTTGTACCACATCAAATGAAGATTTTAACCTATAATTTTGAATAATTTTATCTTCAAAGTTTGGATCTCCAACGACATTAGGTGGTTGTGCCTTATATTCAATTTTGGGAGATGCTTGAACTAACTCAGATAATGGTGAGAATACATAATTATCTTTACTTTCATAGAAAACATAATTGGCTGCGTCACCTTTATATGCCTTTTCTGTCATCCAATTACAAGTTCTAAATGCAGTAAAATTTGGAATAACAATTTTTTGTTCGTCATCACTAGAAACTGCTGAAACTGGTTTACTTGCACCCATCAAACTCAATACCTGACTGGCAATATCAGATGATGGGCCCTCAAAGTATTGCGATATTTTTGTTTGGAAATTTAAGATATAATCTAATGTTACCAATTCTA